GACGTGTTGTTGGTGAAATTAATGTAACTCTTGTAGCAGTTGGATTACCACTATCTGTTGCTGCATCTATTTTAGTTTCAAAACCAGATGTTAACATAGATGATCGTGTTGTAAGTCTAGCTGTAATTCCTGCGTTCCAAGTAAAAGTTTTACCATTAGCTATCGTTGCAACCAATACTTCACCAAAATTACTTAATGACCAAAGACCTGGTTCTAGTGTAACTGTTGATGCTTCAACGGCATTACCCCATCCTGTAAAATCTGTTGCGTTAGTAACTACAGCTCCATCACTATGAGCTTGTCCATTTGATGTACCAGTTGTAGCTGTGCCTAACGCACCTCTAGTAATGCCTGTTAATTCATTACCGGCTACCCCAGTATAAGTTATTAATTCATCGCCTACAGCTATTGTTCCTGCTGGATTTGGAAAACCTGTTGTAGATGTTAATCTAATTTGTGTTGCTGATCCATTATTACCATTTGTATCCGCGCTCAACGCTCCATCTAAATCGTTTTGTAAAGCACCTGTAATTGTGCCACCATAATTTCCTACACCATAACCATAACCATATGTTTGTGCTGCAGGACCCACTGTTTCATAAACTTGAACAGTCATACTACCACCTGTTGATATAACTGCAGTTGCTTGATTTAAAGAATCTATTGTAAAAGTTGTAGGAGTTGGAACTGATAAGACTTGAAATAATTTAAGTTCAAAGTCAGCTGCAGTCAATCCTGTACCACTTGGTAGAGTAACAGATGATAGTTCTACAATATCACCTACTGATAAATCGTGACTACTTGTAGTCGTAATGGTGCAAGTTTTAACTGATGTACTGTTAGTTGCTAATGTTGAGCTTGTTAAACTATCTACAACTCCTGCATTACTACATCTAAAAGGAGTAATATCAAAAAGTTGACCTTCAAAATATACAAGTAAAAATTTATCTGTTCCAATAGCCACATATCTATTACCTTCGGTATCTACAAAAGCGTGTTGTTTTCTAGCAACACCTACAATAGAATCATTAAGTAATGATTGCCAACCACCAACTTTTTCGGGCAGGCCATATCTAAATCTAACATTATCAGAGTCAACCCATCTGCCTTCTGCACCAACACTTGTGTCTTGTTTGTCAATTCCTGGAGCAAACTTAATTTGAGTAAGCATTTTTTACTCCTATGATGTACTATTGGTTTTTATTTGCCAGCCTTTTGTAGCAGTCGTAAAGATTAATGTTACACATTGATTGGTTGAAGTTAAATCTAAATCAGATGTTCCACCTTGAATATTAGATCCATTTCTTGCGACTATACATTTGTTAGTTCCAAAACCATTAGATGCGGATACATCCATTACAGTTACTTCATCGCCTTGTGCAGGTGAAGCTGGTAATGTTATTGTTACAATATTAGCAACTGTGTCTACACCAATTTGATCTCCAGCTACTGCCGTGTATGTAGTTTTACTAGCTGCAGTTACTTCCGTAAATCCTTTTTCTAACATTCCTAATGATGTTGCCGGAACACTACCTCTAGAATAAACTAAAACTTTTGCACCTTCAGGAAGAGGTACTTGAGTGGCTGCACTTTGACCAGCTGTAAGTAAAGTCACTGTATGACTATCTGCCGCTGTTCCTCTAGTGGTTCCATCTTCAACAAAAAATACTCTATTAGCATTACCACCTGTTGTTGATGCAGGCATAGTTAAGCTCGCATTACCTGATAAAGTACCTATAACTTTAATGTAAAGGTTTTTACCATTTGCGGTTGCTGAACCATCTGATAAATCTAATGTAGTATTACCTGTGCTTAAAGTTACTTCTACATAACCCGATGCTGCTGTTTGTAATAATTGTAAATTAGTGTTTGTAATTGTACCCCATAGACCGGCTTTCTCACCTGTTGCTACGAGTTCTAATGATAAATCTGTTGAATAACTTGATGCCATATTAG